CCAACTTCAAGCCACACAATCACGTTCTGCAGGCTCTGCATTCTCACAAAATTCTGAAGGAATTGTATGTCTACAAAGACAGATATGTGCCAGGCGTTCCCGTTGCCATAGATCCAGATCATGTCGCCGACATGAATAAAATCTTAAAGCCGTTCCCTGCGCACCTTAGGTTGGTCTTGAGTGGACCTCCAGACAAATGGAGAAACAAGTCTTTCACGCACATGAGTTATCCCGCAGATATTTGTGACTATTGGATTGATCCTGATGCCCCAGTGTTGAGGGGAGGCTACCGCATGTTGAATGTTGACGATGATCTGTACAGGGAAGAAGCAAATTTCAGAAAATTCGCGACCCGTGTGAGACAACCAGTTGTCAGAGAGGAGGCGCCATTAGAATATGGAGGTACGGGAGTCAAAGTGCGGACTACCTGCCGAAAGTCGATGAAGCTCATGTGCTTGAAACTTCCGTTGCGCAGATAGCTGAGAGATACACTCGAGAGCTCACATGGAAGGAGCTGTACTCTACGCAGTTGCCTGATGCATATCAGTATAGACGTGATGCCCAGGAAATTCGACAGAGGCTGATCAGACAGCCACGCTTCAAAAAGCGTAATAAAATGTTGTCAAACAAAGCCTTGGACAAATGGATCAAGTCTGTTTCTGACGCTGAAAATCCTTTCTTATTCAAGCCGAACGCATTGAATCTCGGTCTCGATCAGAGAAGTACGGATCAAGCAGCTTTTTCTGCAGCGGTAGCTGAGCGTATTAGGAAAATGAGTAGAGACGAGAATCAGAAGGAGTATGACCATGAGAAGCAATTTGGTGACGAGATGTTTCTCGCCATGAAAAGGTATATGGGTTGGCAAGACAAGATACCGTTCGACGAAGCTCTATACGAGGAGTGCGTTGCTGAATTCCAGGAAAGAAGACAGGATAGATCGCAGACTCTTAAGAAATTGTCGTTGAATAGAGCAGATCCGCTGTTTCAGGACACGTTGACCGCGAAAACCCAGTGGAAGCTTAAAGATAAAGCTCCTGGAGATGCCAAGGCTTTGCAAACCTTGTTGATCAGATCTGATGAGTACCTTTTCAAGTTTGGGCCTATGGGAGTGTATCTCCTTCACATATGGCTAAGACATTGTCCTGACTACTTGTTCTTGAATACAAAGAAGAGCATAGAGGAGATGATGATGTGGATGGCACAGCATGATCCTCAATCTGGCACGTATGTGGAGAGTGACATCAAACAGTTTGATTCAACTGTTGGTGGTGCTTCTGTGACTGTTGTTGCCAACACCATGAAGCATTTCTCCATGCCGGAACGCCTTATTCAGGATTATATAGAGGACAAGTTGGATTTCAAGGTCCCGGCTTTCCATATAGGTATCATGACTTTCTCAGGAGAGATTTTTACATGGCCTGGTAACACTTTGATCAGTGTGGCCAAGCAATGTTTCAAGTATGATCTTAAACCTGGCGAGCCAATGGCGGCCGGCGGAGACGACATCTTGCGTTTCGCGGAAAAACCTGAATCTATGGCTTACGCCCCTTACGCTGAGTTGGACAAAGCGGTGGAAAAGATAGTTGTAGGACCCCGAGGAGGATACATGAGTTTCATTGTCAAGGATGGTTACATGTTCAAGAATCCTATTATATTGTACAATAGGCTTAAAGGCCAAATCGAGAGAGGAAAGATTCGTGATGTGTACGAAGGTTATTTTCTACACTTTCTTACTATTTATAATCTAGGGGACAAAATCTTCGATCTCATGAATGAGGAAGAGCTTGATTACGCGCAGGCTTTGGGAGATATCTTCTTCAACTTAAGAAGACGCGCTAAGATCAACGTCAGTGTTGATTGGTCTAAAGCCAGTTCTGTCGATCCTGTGGATGAGCACTTGATAGATTTCATCATTCCCAGCTTCGCAAAGGCTGCAGAACTGTTGAGCAATTCTCAACCAGTGGTTACTGAGGCCGTTCAGGAACAGTACACCCGTTTCGAGGTTGATTATTCAACTTTGCTCTACAATGGCTGATCACGATGATGGTGCCATTCGAGACGTGCCACAAGCTCCCCTCGAAAATAGGCTCCCTATGGAGACCTCGTTCAATCATGTCGCAATAATCACGTTTGCGTCGAAAGATGGGAAAGA